CTTGGCCCACCGCGCCAACCCGGCCGCCACCCAGCTGCCCGAGACCACCCGGCGCTTCCGCGGCTACACCCTCACCGAGCTGGCCCGAGCCAGCCTGGAACTGCAGGGCGTGCGCACCGAAGGCATGAGCCGCGCCGCCATCGTCGGCATGGCCATGGGCAACGACGACGGCATGGGCTTCCGGGCCCTGCACGGCACCAGCGACTTCACCATCGCGCTGGCCAGCACCGTCAACCGCAGCCTGCGCCAGGGCTACGAAGGCACCGCCCGCACCTTCACCCGCTGGGCCCGGCAGGGCACGCTGGCCGACTTCCGCGCGGCCACCCGCGTGGCGGTGGCCGCCAACCTGGCCCTGGAGAAGGTCAACCAGTCCGGCGAGTTCAAGCGCGGCAAGCTGGTCGACTCGGGCGAGACCATCCAGCTCGCCACCTACGGCAAGGTGGTCGGCGTCACCCGCCAGGCGGTCATCAACGACGACCTGGACTTCCTGTCCCGCCTGCCGCAGATGTTCGGCCGTGCCGCGGCCGAGTTCGAGAGCGACACGGTGTACGGCATCCTGACCGCCAACGCCGCGATGTCGGACACGGTGGCCCTGTTCCACGCCACGCACAAGAACCTGGCGGGCAGTGGCGGCGCCATCGCCGAGGCCACGCTCAGCGCGGCCCGCAAGGCGCTGCGGCTGCAGAGCGACCCGGGCAACGGCGCCCAGCCGCTGAACCTGACCGGCCGCTTCCTGATCGTGCCGGCCGCGCAGGAAACCGCTGCCCAGAAGATGGTGGCCGCGGTGGTGGTGCCGTCCAGCGCGCAGAACACCAACGTGTTCCAGAACTCGTTCGAGATCGTCACCGAGCCGCGCCTGGACGCCGCAAGCACCACCGCCTGGTATCTGGCTGCCGACCCGTCGCAGATCGACACCATCGAGTACGCGTACCTGGAAGGCGAGCAGGGCCTGTACACCGAGCAGCGCATGGGCTTCGATGTCGACGGCCTGGAGGTCCGGGCCCGGCTCGACTTTGCGGCCAAGGCCATCGACTTCCGCGGCCTGTTCAAGGACCCGGGGGCCTGATCGCCCCCAACCCGGCGCGGCCTGACCCGCCGCGCACCGCCACCCCGACAACCCCCTCAACAGCGAGGACCACATGAAGAACTTCGTTCAGCCGGGCGACACCGTGACGGTGACCGCCCCCTATGCCCTGACGGCCGGCGACGGCTGCCTGGTCGGCACCATGTTCGGCATCGCCTGCGGCACCTATGCCAACGGCGCGACCGATGCCGAGATCAAGACCGAGGGTGTCTTCGACATCACGGCGCTGTCGACCGACACCACCACGGTGGGCGCCACGGTGTACTGGGACAACACCAACAAGCGCATCACCACCACCTCGGCCGGCAACACCAAGGTCGGCGTGGCGCTCGAAGCCAAGGCCAGCGGCGCCACCACCTGCCGCACCCGGCTGAACGCGTCGTTCTGACGCCGGCCAGTCAAGCGCCATGCCCTGGAATCCCGCCGTCCTGTTCACCGCCTTCAAGGCGGCGGGAATGCTCAAGCAGGCGCAGCTCAAGCCCGACAGCGCAACGCCCGTCGACTTCAGCGTCGACTTCCGCAGCCCCGAGCAGCTGCTGCTGGGCGACCAGCAGCAGAGCGTCGAGTACCTGATCGAGTACCAGACGGCCGACGTGCCGCGCATCCGCAAGGGTGACCCGATCCTGATCGACGGCACGGCCTACCGCGCCCGCGCCCACGCCACCACCGTGGGCGACGGCACCTACAGCCAGTGCCAGCTGGAGACCTGACCCGACATGGCCGCCACCACCTTCCACCAGCAGCTGCTGCAGATCGTCAGCGACCAGCTGAACGCGCTGCCCAGCGTCTACGCCGGCAACGTCCACATCGAGCGCGCCGATGCGTTCGACCGCGACGAGTGCCCCGGCATCAACCTGGTGCTGGGCGATGCGCGTCTCGACTCGATCGGGTCGGACGGCCAGTGGGACCTGGTCCGGGCCGACGTGGCCGTGCTGCTGAAGCTGCACACGCGGGGCGACCCGCACACGCAGCTGGCTGACCCGGCCATCGGCGATGCCAACGCCGCGCTGATGACCGACCCGAGCCTGGGCGGCTACGCGCTGCGCCTGCGCCTGGTGGCCACCCGCAAGCAGCAGGCGCCGGCCGACGGCACGGCCGGCATCTACGAGCTGGAGTACCGGGTCACCGTCACCGTCAACGAGGCCACGCTGGCGCTGATGCCGGCCTGACAACCCACCCCAACCACCGCCCACACACAGGAGCCCATCATGGCAGGTCGCGGTCAGATCGCGTTTCACAGCGGTTCGCTGTTCGTCAAGGACACGAGCAGCGCCATCCCCACCCCCATCCAGGTCGCCACGCTGCAGGAAGTCAGCTTCGACTTCAAGGCCAGCAACAAGAGCCTGTTCGGCGAGAACCAGTTCGCCGAGGCCGTCGGCCGGGGTAACACCACCATCACCGGCAAGGCCAAGAGCGGCCGCTTCAACGGCAAGCTGCTGAACCAGATCTTCTTCAACCAGCCCAGCGCCAACCAGATCAGCGGCGCCAAGCTGCTGGCCATCGACGAGTCGGGCACGGTGGCCACCGCCACGGTGACGGTGGCCAACGCGGCCAACTTCAGCGAGGACCTGGGCGTGCAGAACCCGGCTACCGGCGTGGCGTACACGCGGGTGGCGGCCACGCCGGCCGCCGGCCAGTACTCGGTCAACGAGTCCACCGGGGTGTACACCTTCAACGCCTCGGAGAACTCGACGGCGCTGAAGTTCAGCTACCTCTACAAGACCACGGCCACCGGCTCGGGCACCCAGCTCATCACCAACCAGGCCGCCGGCGAGGCGCCCACCTTCCGCGGCATCTTCAGCCAGAAGTTCCAGGGCAAGACGATGACGCTGATCCTCAACGCCCTGGTCAGCGAGTCGCTGGGCTTCGCCTTCAAGAACGAGGACTTCTCGATGCCCGAGTTCTCGTTCGCGGCGCAGGTCGACACCGCCGGCGCGCTGGGCGAGCTGTCGATGACCAGCTTCAGCTGATGAGCGACGCCGCCACCGCGGGCGCCGCCCCGCTGTTCACCGGCCCCGAGATCCAGCTCGGCGGCGTGGCCTACGTGCTGCCGCCGCTGAGCTTCGGGGCCCTGGAGGACTGCGGGGCGCGCCTGAAGCTGATCGCCGAAGGCGCCACGGCCGACCCGATGGCGCTGCAGGCCGCGTTCGTGGACGTGATCCATGCCGCCCTGCTGCGCAACTACCCGGGCCTGCCGCGCAACGCCGTGCGCGATCACGTCGACTGGGACACCGCGCCCGATCTCTTCCGCCAGGTGATGGAGCGCAGCCTGCCCAATGCCGCGCCGGGGGAGACGACGGCGGCGAGCCCATCTGGCGCGTCGACTGGGCCGTGATGGTGGCTGAAGTGGTCACCGCCACCGGCTGGTCCTGGGAGTACGCCCAGCGCCACATGGACCTGCACCGCTACGCCGCCATGCAGCGGCTGTGGCGTCGCTCGCCGCCCCTGCAGGGCATGGTGCAGAACTGGCTTGGCATCGAGGGCGAAGCCGTGCCGCTGATCGGGCCGGCCGAGCCGCAGGACCCGGAAGCCGCCTTCCGCCAGTTCGCCGAGGCCTTCGCCGCCGCTGGCGGCAACGTGCACTGAAAGACCACGATGAGCGCCGACAAGACCGTCCACACCGTGATCACCGCCGACGCCGCCCAGGCCAACCGTGAATGGTCCGGCTGGGCCGCCAACGTGCAGGCGGCCGCCGCGTCGGCGCGCGCCGCGCTGGGCAGCGTGTCCACCGGCACCAGCGCGCTGCACAACCAGGTGCGCAGCGACCTCGGCAAGGTCGAGGACCTGGTCGGCAGCGTCACCAAGCGCTTCGCGGCCTGGGCGGCGGTGGTGGCCGGGGGCTCGGTGCTCAAGGGCTCGATCGACGCGACCAATGCCTTCACGAAGGAGGCGCTGTCGCTGTCGAAGGCGCTGGGCATCAACACCCAGGAGGCCGCGACGCTGAACGTCGCGCTGGGCGACGTGTACAGCAGCGCCGAGACCATGACGACCGCCGCGTCGAAGATGGCCAAGCAGCTGCGCACCAACGAGGCCGACCTGAACGCCCTGGGGCTGGTCACCCGCGACGCCAACGGCAACCTGCGCAACATGCGCGACCTGTTGATGGAGGCAGTGCCCATCCTCAACAGCTACGAAGAGGGCACCGCCCGCACCGTCGCCACGCAACTGATGTTCGGCAAGGGCGCGGATGAACTCGGCGCACTGCTGAAGCTGAACAACCAGGTGATCGAGGACGCACGCCAGAAGCAGGAAGAACTCGGCCTGGTGGTGGGTGTCAAGAACGTCGAGGCCACCAAGCGCTACCGCGCGGTGATGAACGACGTGGGCGACGTGCTGCTGGCCGTGAAGAAGGCCATCGGCGATGCCGTCATGCCGATGTTCACCAGGATGGGCGAGTGGTTCACCGCCATCGGCCCTGCGGCGGTTGTCGTCATCCGTGGCGCGATCGGCGGCCTGATCAGCACCTTCTGGGCGCTGAAGAACGGCGTGCTGGTCGTCTGGGAAGTGCTCGACTCGATGGTGTTCAGCGTGGCCGAGCCGATCAAGGCCTTCGCCACCGCGATGGCGCAGCTGCTCAGCGGCGACTTCAAGGGCGCCACCGAGACCATGATGAATTGGCCGCAGAACATCGCCAACCGCTGGTCGGCGGCCTGGAAGTCGATGGTGGCGTCCAGCCAGGAAACCCGCGACAAGATCACCGACCTGTTCGTGCAGGGGCCCGCTGCCGCCAGCGGGCCGAAAGGCGGCAAGGCCGCGCCCGACCTGGGCGGCGGCAGCACCACCAGCACGCCCAGCCGCATGGGCCAGTGGGAGTCGGAACTCAGCGAGCGCAAGGCCGCGCTGACGCGCGAGGGCCTGCTGGAAGACCAGTACCGCGAGATGAGCAAGGCGGCCGAGCTGGCGTACTGGGACGAACTGAAGCAGCGCCGCGACCTGAGCACCGAAGAGCGCATCGCCCTGGTCCGCAAGGCCGCCGAGACCGAGCTGTCGATGATCCGCGAGGGCTTCGAGGTAAAGGTGCGCACGCTGCAGGCCGAGGCCGAGGCGGCGAAGAACAACCTGGACCAGCGCATCGAGATCGAGCGCCGCATCCAGGGCATGTTCCAGCAGGGCACCCGGCAGCACGAAGAGGCCGAGAAGCGCATCCAGGCGCTGCTGCTTCAGCGCGCCCAGCAGGAACGCCAGCTGCTGGAAAGCCGCCAGCAGGCGCAGCGCGAGGCCGCCCTGCAGGAAGTGGAAGTCGCCCGCCAGGCGATGGACGAGGCCGCGGCGCTGGGCGTGGTCAACCGCGAGCAGGTGCTGCAGGCCGAGATGGCCTTCGAGCAGCGCCGCTTCCAGATCCAGATGGATGCGCTGCTGCAGCGCAAGCTGGCCGCGGCCACCGATCCCACGATGAACCCGATCGAGCGCGAGAAGATCCTGCGCGAGATCGAGGCGCTGGAACTCGGCCACCAGCTGCGCATGGGCAAGCTGCGGGGTGACGCCAACGTCGAGGCCTCGCGCGGCGTCACCGGCACGCTCAGCAGCATCCAAACCTCCTGGGCCAGCCTGATCCAGCGCCTGGCCAGCGGCCAGCTCACCATCGCCGGCTTCATCCGCGGCATCTTCGCCAGCATCGCTCAGGCCATTGTCGGCACGCTGTCGCAGATGGTTGCGCAGTGGGCCGTGCAGCAGCTGGCGATGCGGCTGCTGGGCAAGGTCACCGCGCTGGGCGCCATCACCACCGAGGCAGCCAAGGCCGGCGCCGGCGGCGTGGCCAGCATGGCCGCCGCCCCGTTCCCGCTGAACCTGACGGCGCCGGCCTTCGGTGCCGCCATGTCGGCCGCGGCCATGGCCTTCACCCCAATGCTGGCCGCCTCGCAGGGCTTCGACATCCCGGGCGGCTTGAACCCGGTGGTGCAGGCCCACCAGCGCGAAATGATCCTGCCGGCCACGCTGGCCGACACGGTGCGGGACATGGCCCAGGTCTACACGTCCGGGCAGGGCGGTGGCGCCGGCGGTGGCGATGCGCTGCAGCTGCGCACCGTGCCCATGCCCGGTGACTTCTGGATGGTCAACCGCCACGACCTGCACCGTGCGCTCACCCGCGCCGCGAAGGAGAAGTTCCGGTGAGCAATGCCGTCTACCCGGTGCTGCCTGGTCGCACCCACGGTGCCAACCGGCGCGTCATCGCCCCGCCGGTGACGGTGCGCACCACGCCCAGCCAGCGCGAGTACCGGTCGCGCGACGCCACGCTGACGCGCTACCGCTACAGCGTGCCGTATGAGTGGCTGCGCACCAAGGCCAGCACGCCCGAGCTGCAGACCCTGGTGTCGTTCTACGTCGCGCACGGCGGCGCATTCGAGAGCTGGCTGTACACCGACCCCGACGACAAGTCCGTCACCGCTCAGCCCTTCGGCACCGGCAACGGCACCGCCACGGCCTTCAAGCTGTTGCGCAGCTTCGGCAGCAACAGCGAGCCGATCGACGCCGTCAACGGAACGCCGCTGGTCTACATCGATGGCACGCCCACCACCGCTTTCACCATTGCGGCGGGAAGCGGCGTCATCACGTTCACCACGGCACCCACTGCCGGCGCGCTGCTCACCTGGACGGGCAGCTTCTACCGGCGCTGCCGCTTCCTGGGCGACGGGCTGGACACCGACAAGTTCATGGCCGGGCTGTTCTCCGCCAAGCGCGTCGAGTTCATCAGCACCAAGACCTGACGATGCGAACGCCCAGCTACGAATCCACCCCCGGCGCCCTGGCCGCCCTGCTGGCCACCGGCCAGCCGCTGACCCGGGCCGACTGCTACACGCTCACGCTGCCCGACGGCAGCACGCAACTATGGACCGGCGCGGACGCACCCGTGACGCTGGGCACCCGCACGTTCGTGCTCGGCCCCGGCATCACCCGCGGCCACGTGCGCTGGGTCACCGGCGTCGAGGTCAGCACGCTGGACATCACGCTCACCGACATCGTCGGCACCACGCTGGGCGGCATGAGCCTGGCGGCCTACACGCGAGCCCGCGGCCTGTTTGGCGCCCGGCTGAAGCTCGAACGCGCCTTCTGGGGTCCGGGCGACGTGGCACCGCGCGGCGCGCTGCTGTGGTTCTCGGGTCGCATCGCCGAAGCCGAGCCCACCAGGTACGAAGTCAAGCTGACGGCGAAGTCCGACCTTGAGCTGCTCGACGTGATGATCCCGCGCGACGTGTACCAGGCCGGCTGCCTCAACACGCTGTACGACCCGCTGTGCGGCGTCGCCCGCGCCGCCGTCAGCGTCACCGGCACCGCCACCAGCGCCAGCGACACGCGCCGCATCGCCTTCTCGGTCACCCTGTCGACCAGCAAGCCCGACGGCTGGGGCGACATGGGCGTCATCACCATGACCAGCGGCGCCAACGCCGGAATCAAGCGCACGGTCAAGCTGCACGCCAGTGGCGCCATCACCGTGCTCAGCCCCTGGCCTGCGCCGGTGGCCAGCGGCAACACCTTCAGCCTGGCGCCAGGCTGCGACAAGACCTTCAGCACCTGCAAGGCGAAGTTCAGCAACGGCGCCCGCTACCGCGGCATGCCGTTCATCCCCGTGGCGGAGACCGTGACGTGATGACGCCCGACCTGCAGCGCGCCGCCGTGGTGGCCGAGGCGCTCACCTGGCTGGGCACGCCGTACCACCACCACGGCCGGCTGCGCGGCATCGGCGTCGACTGCGCCATGCTGCTGGCCGAGGTCTACGCCGCCGCCGGCCTGGTCGATCGCGTCGACCCGGGCCACTACCCGCACGACTGGCACCTGCACCGCGGCGAAGAGCTGTTCCTCGGCTGGCTGGCCCAGGCCGGTGCGCAGCCAGTGCAGACGCCTGCACCCGGCGACATCGGCTGCTGGCGCTTCGGCCGCACCTACTCGCACGGCGGCATCGTGGTGCAGGGCGGTGATGCGCCGCACATCCTGCACGCCCATCTCGACGCGCGCCGCGTCATCCGCACCGCTTGCGACGAACACCCGCTGACCGGCCGCCCGGTGCAGTGGTTCACCCTCTGGAGCTGAGCACATGGCCGGCCAGACCATCAGCACCAGCGAAACCAAGATCGAGTCGCTCAAGCTGCAGAGCAGCGCCTACGGCGTCACCATCCCCCTGGTGTTCGGCGTCACGCGCATCGCCGGCAACCTGGTGGACTACCTCGGGTTCACCGCCATCCCCAGGACCACCACGCAAGGCGGCAAGGGCGGCGGCGTCAAGACGCAGAACACGACGTACACCTACCAGGCCGACGTGATCATGGGCCTGTGCCACGGGCCCATCACCGACGTGCCGCGCATCTGGCGCGGCAAGAAGCTCTACACCGGCGGGTACGAGCCCACCAGCATCGCCACGGCCAGCGAGGGTTTCACCGCCGCCAGCAGCGGGCCGATGACCTACACCGTGGCGCATGCGGCCGCGCTGCTGTCCATCGTCTCGGTGTTCGGCCTGGTCGAAGGCGGCGTCAACGAGGGCGGCTCGCCGATGTACTACGCGGCGCCGCTTGCGGCCGGCACCGAGTACACGGTCAGCGGCGGCACCGTCACCGTGCTGGCTGAGTCCCAGCGCGGCCAGGCGCTGACGGTGAACTACACCTATGCCACCAGCACGCGGCCCACCACCGCGATGGACAAGCTGGGGCTGTCGTGGAAGGCCGGCACCATCGGGCAGTCCGTGTGGTCCGTGCTGCCTGCCGGGCGCGATGTGCCATACAGCGGCCTCGCCTGGGTGGCCGGCCAGGGCTATGACCTGGGCAGCGGCGCCCAGGTCGACAACCATCTTTTCGAGGTCATCGCCCCGCTGGCCTACCACCTGGGCAGCAGCGTGCCCGATGTCGACCCCGCCCTGGCGCTCACCGCCGCGCTCACGCAGTTGCAGGGCGGCGCCGGCTTCCCGGCCGCGCTGCTGGCCACGTGGAACGACTGGAGCGACTACTGCGTCGCGCACGACCTGCTGGTCAGCCCGGCGATCGACAGCCAGGTCAGCGCAGCCGAGGTGGTGCGCCGCATGGCCGAGCTGACCAACACCGCGCCGGTGTACGTCGACGGCCGGCTCGACATGGTGCCGCTGGGCGACACCACAGCCACGGCCCACGGCCGCACCTACACGCCCGACATCACACCGGTCTATGACCTGGACGATGAGGCGTACATCACCAACGGCGACACCGCGCCGGTGCGCCCCTCGCTCAAGAGCCCGGCCGACCGCAAGAACCACATTCGCGTCGAGTTTCTGGACCGCGGCGCCAGCGGCGATCGCCAGTACAACCCCAGCATCGCGGAATCGAAAGACCAGGCCGACATCGACGCCAACGGCCTGCGCAGCGCCGAGGTGATGCAGGCCCACTGGATCTGCCGCCCCGATGTGGCCCAGCGCGTGGCGCAGACCCTGCTGCAGCGCAGCCTGTACGTGTGCGCCGAGTACCGGTTCGACCTGCCCGAGCACTACTCCCTGA